AGATACTGTTCTGCTTTTTGTTTTGGAAGGTTACCAACATCAATATAGAAAATCCTTCGTTCAGGAGCTCTTGAAATACGATAGATGACTACCGAATCTTCAATCATTCGTAATTGATTAAGAGGTTTGATTGCTTTATGAAGATATGAAAGAACCATTCTCTTGTCTTCGTTTAGTAATCCAGAATGACAGTATGCAATAGAATCTGCAGCGATTCTCATTACTTGACCACCCTGTTTACCATCCATACCACCTTCGTTGAATGCAAAGTATTCTTCAACTACGGGCATTAAAGAATTTTCACTTGGATCTTTTGGTGGGAGGATTTGGCGAACTTTTCTAATCTTGAGTGCATCAATCGGTCTGAGTTCTAAAATACCTTTTTTGGGATTTTCGGGGTCTATTATGATGTGATAATAAAGTCGTCCATCAATATACCATTTTCGGAAAGTATCAAATCCAGTTTCATTGAATTTCAACAGACCTAATACTTCTCTAAAGTTTTCGTTTATTTTTGTTTTAATGTCTGGTGAAATATTAACATTGGTAAGATTGAGGGAAACTGGGGCTTGTTCTCTGTCAGACACAACAGCATCATTTACTATGTCGTCTATTGCAATTTCCGTTTCTGGAAAAAGTGCCATAGATCTATAACGTATGATCAACTCTGCTTCATTCTTGGCAGAACCTTCCATATCCAAATAAGTAGCGTAAGCTCCGCCAGGAGTTCCTGCTACATCTATTGAACCATCTTCTGATTGTGGGAGTGCAAAAGAAACGTGATCTTGTTGTTCCTTTTCTTTTTGTGATCTTCCAATTGTAAAACCAAATAATTCAACGGCCATATACTACTCCAAAAGTCAGGGACTGAGCGCCCCCGGCCCCTAGTTAGATTTAAATTATAATATAAAATAATAAAAGTTATGTCAATGTGCCCGGAACAGATCCGCCGGGAGTTCCACCACTATGACTCCAGTAATCATACGCAAATTCAACAGTAAATTCTTCAATAGCATCATTGGCATCCCAACCAAGAGTAATTTCACTCATATTAACTGGAAAAATATTTATAAAGTCGTATATTGCAATCGCAGCTGCACCAGTTTTGGGATATTGTTTTACAGTCCCTTTACCATAAAGGTTTGCATTTGTAGCTGAGACCTTGTTGCCCAAGTGAGTACCCATTGTAGCCATCCATTTTTCCATACCATTTCTAATAGCAAAACCTTCATCATTTATTATGGTAACTGTCCAGTTGTCAAATGTCTTATTTCCAGGCACTTTAACTACTCTACCAAAATAAGGAACTTCTACAACTCCAACTGCCATTGCTGGAATTGCTGCAGCTTTGCATGCAAAGGTAAATTCTTTGACCGCACCACTCAAATTTGTTGTCGCAGCTCCACCTGCAATTGTAACATCAAAAAGATTAGCTCGTGCTCCACCTGCAGCTAATGCACTATTTCTAAATTCATTTATTGTAAACGCCATTGTTATTTCTCCCCGATGACTAAAATTAAAGATGTGATGGGGAAGTCTTTTTTACAAGTACTGCCTTCGCATGCCATCGTCTTCCCCCATCTATAAGATGTGTTATATACTATTATTTATACTACTTTTTTAACCAACTACTTCTGAGAACGAAACTCCACTACGAACCGCAACAAAGTTTAGTTGAATAAAGTTGATAGAACGATTTGGTTTAACATAAATGTCACCCACAAATTCGTTACGGTCAACCACATCACCAGTATTGTTTGAGTCATCACAAACAACTTTAAAGTCTGTAAGACCATCACGGCCTTGAACATTCCTCAAGAATGGTTCTACCGCACCAACAAACTGAGCTCTTGTGAAAGCATCGTTGAATTCAAATAGTTGTGCTCTAGCAAATTTTGCAATAGCCTTTTCAAGAATAATGAAAAGTCTTCGTACATTAATTCTATCAAACGCAGAAGGTTTTGAAAGAAGAGTCTTATCACCAAATAAAACAGTTCCATCGCCCATAAATGTTGTTACAGGATTAACACCGTTCTTATAAAGTATGTTCCTTTCAGATTTTCTTGGATTAAAAGGAAGTTTTATTACATTTCTGAAGTTTCCTCTATTAAAACCAGCGGGAGAGAACCAAGCATCTCTACTTGCTTCTGTAGCAGCAGTGACACCTGCGGTATCTCCACAAAGTGGAACATAACGATAAACATCGTTATACTTGTCATACTGATATTTCCAACCAGAATCAAGAACTGCATAAGAAGAAGACCCTAGATTATTTCTAAAATCAACTACATCATCAGCTTCACTTCCTTCGTTGTTTACTACGTCTGCCAGTTCTGGTGAAAGGAAAGCTACACAATCTTTTCTAGCTTCAGCGATTGCAATAAGTTGAAGTGCGACTGTTGCAGAAGCGACTCCACCAATCAGTAGTCCAATATCAACTTCTTCTGCATCTTGAAATTTATTAAATGCAGTAATTTTATCTGCATCAGAAGGAGCAGAACCATCAACTCCACCAGATAAACTTGTAGTTTTTACGAATGAACCACCAGTAATACCAGAAGCATATTCTGCTCCAGCGGTTGCAGCTGTTCCCCATGCGGTGACATCAGCACCAGCTGTTGTATAAGCATCACCTATAGCGTTATGATCCATCCACCAAACATATTTTGACCTACGATTAAGAACATCAACATAATAAGCTGACGTACCATCTTCGTATTTTGCATTCTTTGCGACTGAAGTACCAGTGAAAGTTTCTAATGCTGATTCTCTTGTTCCTGTCCACTCTCCGTCTTCATCCACAACTACAATGTGTACTTCATCAAAGAGAGCACCTTTTGCACCAGAATGTTCTGTAGTTACTGGTTCTTTGTCAAAAATACCAGCATATTCCCATGTTCTGGAATATGTTTGAGCAGTCGCAGTATTTGTGAATGGTGTAGCAACGATCATTACAGAAGAATTGGTTATTGAAGATACTCTTCTTTCCTCTCCGTTAATTTTGACGATATCACCGGCTGAAAATTGTAAGTTCAAAGCTGTTGCAAGAACATCAGTTGTTCCAGTTTGAGTTATAGTTGTACTATTTGCTGTTACTCCAACTGTTCCTAACATATTCCTTGTTGGTTCTGAAAATGCTGACCTCTTCAAACGAATAGCTGTGTTACCTGCACCAACTACCGAGGTAGGTGAAATTGAAACTGCTGCAACTGTATTTGAAGTAATTGCACTAATGACAGCACTGTATGTGTTTCCTCCACCAACAGCAGTATTGATTCTATCACCAATTCTTAATTCTGTTCCGAAAAGAGTAGAAGTTCCAGTTAGAACTCCGTCTGTATGAACATTAATTGATCCTGTAAGTGTTACATCAGAGTTTCCAGCAACTACTGTATTACCAGATGCGAGGTTGGCTCGTGTTGGGCCACAAAGGGAAACTTTAAGACTGTTTCCTAAATCTCCACCCCATCTAGCAGACCAATCACCTTGTGCAGTTACTGGTGATCCTTCTTGTTCTGAGTATGTTGCTTGATAGAATGATGTGTTTGAAATTAAAACAACAGTTCCACTTGAAGAAGCGTTCTTCATTGATGTGTTTGTAGTTCTTACAACATGAAGTGCACTTGAATACGTTAGAAAGTTTGCTGCTGTTAAAAATGATCCGAATGTGTTTGCGTCAGGAGATTGAAATGTTTCCACCAACAAATCTTCTGAATCAATTAATGTTACATCATTGACTGGGCCCCATCGGAATGCTCCCGCAAAACCAGCATCTATTGAAGAAATGCCAGGCACGATAGTTGTTAAGTCAATCTCAGATGTGTTTACGCCAGGCGATACTTGAAAACCCATGTCATCTCTCCTAAATTTAGTTAATTAATACAAAGTTATCTTATTATGATTATTTATAAAAACCTCAAACTCTGTATTTTGAATGTTTATTGAGATATAAATACTTATATGAACACGCGGAGGTAACATGAAAGAGATTGAACGCTTTTTAACAAAGATAGACAAGAACACAGGAAGTGGATGTTGGGCATGGAAGGCTTCAAAGACACAGCAGGGATATGGAATGTTTTCATATCAAGGAAAATCTATACCTGCACATAGGTTTTCTTATTTACATCATAAAGGAGAAATCTCTTCGGGGTATATCGTACATCAAATTTGTGGACAAAATTCGTGTGTGAATCCAGAACATCTAATAGTATGTACAAAATCTGAATCAAGAATAGATTACAATTCTACAAGAATACATCCAGATGCTAAAAAATTACTTCAAGATATAAGACACGATAAAGAAGAACCTGACGCGGATTTTGGGTTTGGAACAGATGTTTAAAAATAAGTTCTTTGTGATGGTGATACTTCCCACGTTTGACCTGTATTGTCTGTGTATGTATCTTCTTCTCGGCCATCATCAATAATACCAAATGGAAGCATATCCTGTTCAAACTGTTCTTCAAATTCTTCATACATCTTTTGTCTAAGGTCAAGGTTTGTTATGTCTTTGAAGTATCTCTGTTGAACCAACCAAGCAAAGATTACTAGAGTCATTGCAAGGTCATCGTGGGCTCCTTCTTCTGCTTCAAATGAATTGTGCCTAGATGCAAAAGTAGTTAACTCAGCAATAGTCTCAAAGTCTGGAACTATTAACTTGTCTGTTTCAATCATTTCTTTTAGAGTGGCACAACCAATCCTTTTAAGTTGTTTACTGGTTCGTATTCCAAGCTGGATGTTTTTTGAAAAACCCCCTCCAATTTGTTGACCTGCTCTACCCTTCATAGAAGTTATCATGACATTTTCATATTCAAGGTCATAATGTAAAGTCTCTGCCACCTGTGCACCCATATCATTAATTTCTAATAAAATAAAGGCGGTGTTATACTTCATTCCCACTTGATATATAATATTTGGATATAACATGGGTGAAATGTTATTGTCTCTATACTTTGCAACTTGACGATAAGGTATCTGTGAAACATCAAAAACAGAGAATGCTGAAAAATCTTGGCCCTTTCCTTGAGCTGTATCAACAATCATACAGTATGTGGCTTTCTTGATTGGTTCTTCATACACATCAATATTGTTTTTTGAAAATACAGGCTTCTTGAATACCATAGACCGCAGTTTTGACGCATCTATAAGAGTGTGAGTTGAACCTAAAAATTCACATAAAAATTCTTGATTGAATTGTACCTCTGAGGTATTTTTGATGGTTTCTTGTCTCCACTTCTCATCTCTGCCCGGTACTTGTGTATAGTGTACTTCAATTGGAACATAGTTGTTGCGCTTCTCTTCTGCGTCTATCCACATTTTATAGAAGAGGTTCATACCTAACGGAGTTGAAACAATAAACACTTTGGTAGTTTCACCAGAAGATATGGTAGGATAAACAGAAGTAAAGAAGGATTCAGCGATGGTATTCGGCACGTGTGCAAACTCATCAAGAAAAATAATGTTGAAAGAAGATCCCCGAACTGCAGAACCAGATGTCGCAGATGCCAGAATCTTTGAGCCATTTTCTAGCTCAATATTTCCCTTATTCCAAACCGTTACGCCTTGTTGAAGAAACTTTGGTAGGTGTTCGTATGCCAACTGTAATCGTGACAAAAGTTCTCTGGCAACAGCACCCTTGTTTGCAAGAATTGCCACGTTAACTTCTGGATTGAACAGTACGAAATGCAGTAAATATGATATGATGGTAGTTGATTTGCCCGTCTGTCTGGGCATTTTACATATCACAAATCTTTCATCATGAAAATGATTTATCATGTCCTCTTGAAAATCCCACATATCAAATGGAACTAAACCACGATCAACATTTACAATTTGAACATAATTTTTAATAAAGTATAATGGAGATTCCATACACTTCTTGTACTCTTCAACCGATTCTGGTGTCCAATCTACACTGACACCTATACCTTTTAAATTAGGATTTCCGAGGTAAGACTGTTTGGCCATCACATTTCTCTTTATTCATTTTTTATTGATTTTCCTGTTTTAAGAAATTTCTGTAATTCTGCTGTTGAACCCACAAAAAGATTATTGGAAACATTTTTGGGGCCAGAAGTTTCCTGTGAAATATCTTTTTTTGTTTTATGTAAATTTAACAGTTCTTTATTCGTGTCAGTAAGTTTTCCTATCAACTGTCCAAAAACTTCCATTGCACGAGGGTGTTCTGAACTTTTAGCAATTTCAAGCATTTCCTCCAACCCATCTTGTCCTCGTTCTATGAGATTGTAAAGGTTCTCTCTCACATATTGGAAATCTATTTCACTATCGCCACTATCATCAGCTGTGATAGCAGGAACAATACGCTCTGTCTTAACGACTTCCTTCTTAGGCTTTTCTACAATTCCTAAAACTTCATCTAAATGGTCATCTACATTCATAGGTGTCACATCTCTCATGTTGTTATATCAGTACCAGTTGTTGGATCGTTGTATTTACCTTCATCAAAAAATTCAAGTGTTTCTGAAAATCCGTAATCTGAATTTGCTGTTGCGGAAAGTGGTGAAGGTGCAATTGTAACGCGAGATTTTATTGTAGCATCTTGTGTACCATCAGTTGTACTTTCGTTTACAATTCTTGCTCTATTAAATGTGGTGTATTCATCACCTTCATGTAATCCGTCTAATAGTATATAGTTTATGGTATCTGGTGTGCTATCTTCAAATATGATAAATTCTGGAGGTTCAATTTCTGTGTCACCGCCTGGAATTCGGAAATTAACTTCAATTGATTTAATAATTTGACCAGATGTAACATTTGGATAGATAAGCCCTTTAAGTGTAAATGAAAGAGTCCAAGTAATAGTTCTTCTTGCTGATAAATCACCTTCATACTCATCTGCTACATCAGAAGAGTTTAACAGAATAGGAACATCTGCCTTGATGTTCATATCGGGAATTGTATTGACGGTAACAGTAAACTCTGGTGTAAAATAAGGAAGTATCTGTTCTAAAATTTGAGTTCCATCTTCAGCATTTTTGACAAGTATGAACAGTTGGAAATCAAAATTGTAAGGAACAGGATTATACATTGTGATCATATTGGTAGTAGTAGAAGAAGTGTTTGCTGCGACATTTCTACCAATCGTATTCAATTTTCTTGCTGAGTCGTAAGAAACTCCTGTCATTGCAAACCCCATCCTTGGAGTTCTCGTCGCTATAACTTTTCTATCTGCGGTGGTCTGTTGAATGGCAAGTAGCCACTTCTGTTTGGGGCCATACGCAAGAGGAACTTTTACTCTCTCAACAACAACACCACTTGAATTTTTCCTTTCAATATTGATATCATTGAAAAGAGTTCCAAACACTGCTACATATTTTCTTATAGTTTGATGATAAAAGGTAGATCCTAACATTAGTACCCTGTTCCTTCGCTAAATGGATTACCTTCTGAGAAGTCAAGTATAGAATCAGCCACGGTTTCAATTCCTACATTATTTGCATATGAATCAGTTGTTATTGCTTTGTCATCAAAAGATGTTGTAGCATAAGACGCACCAGATTCAAAGAATGGTTTACCTTCAGTTGAAGAGTTTGGAGTGTTTGTTGTACCATCATCTAAAAGAAGTGTAGTACCATCTTCTAATGCTATAGAGAATGGAAATTCAAACATTTGACTATCTGCATCAAAAGCTCCGGTGATATTTCCTATAGTGAGAAGACTTGTAGCAGGATTCCAATCAAAAACTTCTCCTCTAATTGAAGAGTTTGCGTATCCAGTAGAGCCTTGATATACTTGCTCACCAACTGTAAATGTACCAGCTCCAGTACCAAGTGTAAATTTTATTGAATAAGATTCTTCTCTTTCTATCTTATCTAGTGTTTCAATACCAGTATCAATTGCTTCATCGGAGTACTCAAAGAGCTCACAAACTAAATCGAAAGTCTGTAGTCCACCCATCTGATAGAAAACATTCGTATCTTGCACGTGTTTAATCTCAAATAGGGACTCAGACAAAGGAAAGAAAATAAGGTCACCTTCTAGTGGTTCTTTATCTCTATTATCACCTTCAAAATTTAAATCTATAAATCTTCTACGAGAAATTGTGAAAGTAATTTGATCTCTTACTTCTAGTCCAAAGTTGCTTACAAATGTACCATCTCCCTCAAATCCATCTATACTCTTGATGTACACTTCCACAATACGAGCATCTTCAAACTTAGAAATACGATCCTCTCCGTAGATAGCATCTGTATTAACTTCAGTTCTAGGCATATAGTGAACATCAATGCCAAAAGATTTAATAGACTCTATTAAAAGACTTTCAACAAGTTTTTGTTCTGGTGTATTAGTTCCATAGTGATTAAAGTAATGATTGGTTGCCATTTATATCCTCTAACCCATGTAAAAGTCATCGGGCAGCTGATACTCTAGCCTTCCTTCAACTTCTAATTTTTCAATTTCTGTAATTGCGTCATCATATAATTGTCTCCCATTTAAAGTAACGCCGCCCGGTAATTGGACACCTTCAAATTTTATAAGATTCATACCCCATTGTCTTTTCATGAGTGCAGTACAGTATTTTTTGAGAAAAATATCACTATAAGCATCAGTATATGTTTCTGGATTCATTGAAGCGTAAGCTTCAACTATAACAAAGTCATCTATTCTAAGGTCAGAGCTCCAATCTATATCAAGATAAACTCTATCTCTATGACGATTAAATCTAAATCTAGGTAATCCAGAGAAAAGATTTTGAATAGTAGAAAGATATTGTTGAGTGAAAACATAGTTCTTCATATCACCAGCTGAACCCATAGTATACAGGTCATTTAATGCGTACTGATAGTTGACTGAAAACATATTAG